GCCCTTGGTAAGTCACTGGGGTAGTGCAGTTATCATGGACGGTGACTTCAACGGCGACGAAGGCTTCTCATTTGCCTATAACCGAAACAACTATGGTTTGCCAGGCACAACAGGTGCTAGTCAAACTGCGTTCTTGATGCGCCTGGCTCCCAGTGTTTCAAACAGTATCATTGGTGACCTGGGCCAACGTGACCTGATCAATCGTGCGCAGTTGACCTTGGAAACACTCACAGTGAATGTGAGTGCTGGACGATACTTGATCACAGGTATTTTGAATCCCAACAACATTGACTCTGCCAACACTGTGTGGGCTGGATTGAACAATTCTGGTGGCGGTTTTCAACCCAGTTTCACGCAGTTTGCAGTTGCTCCTCGTTACAACAACGAAACTACAGGTGGTGTGCAAGCTGCTCCGTTGAACACAACTGGTGGTTTTTCACGGACAGGTGTCATGGTAAATTCAAGCTCAATTAAAACTTTTGCGAATCTAACACCTGTGGTGGTGTCAAGTTCAGGTACAGGTGCCAACTTGACTGTGCAGTTGCAGGCATTTAAAACAAGTTATACAACCACTACCACCAGTATTTCGGTGCAAAATCCTGGCACAGGATATGCTGTGGCTGACACCTTGAAGATTCTTGGCAATGTGTTGGGCGGATCAACACCAACTAACGACTTGTTCTTGACGGTGTCTGCGATATCATCAGACATCACCGGCGGTGAACGTTTGTTTTCTATTCCTATCAACGCCTTAGCAACCAATACTTTGGACTTGACCAACATCAAACAGATTGGACAAAGCTCAATTCCAGGCACAGGTACCTATCCCAATGGACCAGAAGTGCTGGCAGTGGTGATCACTGCGCTGGCCACAACATCAAGTCCAGTGGGTGAGATTCAGTTGAGTTTCCAGGAAAGTCAGGCTTAAGAACCAGCAGCAAGATACCGCTCCACAGTGTCTATCTTGCTTTGTACAGCTTCGATGTTCACTGTGGACCACAGGCCGGGGTGCATGGGCCTGGGCCATTGACCGCGATCAATCCAGGCATAGCCCATGTGTTCCTCATTCAGCACCGGCACAAATTCATCTGTGACAACACACACCCAGGTGTTGTATTCAAACTGTGAATCTGCTGATGTGAATTTTTCCAGCGGAACTAGTCGTTGATACTCGGGCATGCTGCCCAGTTCTTCAATGCACTCACGTTCCATGGCACCCAACAAGGTCTCACCTGTTTCTACTTTGCCACCAGGCAGTCCCCATGATCCAGGATGTCTAGTATCGTTGCGTAGCAAGTAAAGGTAGCGTCCTGTGGCACTGCTACGAAACCAAACTCCCACGGCTTTCACAGCACAATCCTCCAGGTACCTCCTGGATATGCACCTTGATAACTTTTGACCCAGGCATCGCCCATCCAACGATACTGAATGCTTGTGGTAAGATTTGTCACATACTGTGTGGTGTTGATTTCTGTGGCAGCACGGAACACCACACGCCAGTAGTTGTTTGAGTATTGAATAATATCGTTGGCCTGTGCCACAAGTCCACGACCATTGGCACCAACCCAGGCACTGGCAGGATTGAGATTGTTCAAGGACCCTGTGTCCTCAGTGAGCAAATAACGTTGTCCATCAATGGCACTGTCTAGGCCATCCAGTGGTCCAGCAGTTAGCGGATTGATCACAGCGTCAATGGGATCCAAGGTGTTTTGCGGAGTAGTATCAATGTCTACATCAAATAACAAAAATCTGTCATCATTGGGATCCAACGCAACTGTGCCTACAATTTCAGTTTCGTCAGGCTGTATCAGGCGTATTTGACTAATACCCGGACGCAGTGATCCGTACAAGTCAATCACTGCTGGCCATAATAGGTTTGAATCAGGCACAATTTCAGTAGGAGTCAATGAGTCGTTGCCGGGTTCTTGGGTGAGATATTGTTGTTGCAAACACTGTAGTTTGTTGCCAATCAGCACAACAGCCCAGTTGAACGGTGTGATAACTTGTCTGGTGCCCATCAACAGGTCTTCATTGTCAATGGCATTGTTCAAATCACCTTGTGCATCGTACATTGAAGCAATCACACGTTCAATCACACCCAGTTTCAACACCTTGGCAGGCGGTGATATCCAGATAGGCATGCTGAATTGCAGTGTGGCAATGTCAATGGGATTTTCTGTGCTGATAGGTACCGTGCGGCTTGACCAAGTGGTACGATCCAAATACATCACACTCAAACTGGTCCAGTCAATGTAGTTGTCTGTGCTTTGAATTTCCAAACTGGGGTTGAACAGTGTGAGAACTTGTTCCAACAACTGCAACTTTTGATTGGTATTGCTTGTCCAGATGTCCAGATTGATGGTGAGTTTGAATGGCACAGGCATCAATCGCTCAATGGTGAATGCATTGCCTTGTGTGGTTTCGTAAGTTTCTGTGGCAGGATCATAGGCCTGTTGACGCACATTGATTCTGCTCACAAAGTATGGATCCTGCATGCGACTTTGTTCATAGTCCAAGCCAGTGATGTAAAATGTCATCAACGGAGTAGAAGGCAAACTGTTGCGGCTGTTTTCTTGCAAGATGGTTTGTGCATTACGAGTGGCATCACCATATCGCACAGGTACTCTCAATAATGCGGCTGCGTTTACTCCGTCGTTTTCATTATCATATTCAATTTGAAAGCCTGAAAAGATTCTTGTGAACTGCAACAAGAATCTGCGTATTTGGGCGTCATAAAAAAATTGTTGCATTATGTTCCTGGCGGTAAGAAGCCACCTTGATCACCATTGTCTGCTCGGGGGCGAAGAATTTCGCTCAAACTCTGTCGACTTGGAATGTTGCCCAAGTCTTTGGTGCTGACAGTAGCAGTGTTATTTACGAAGCCGCTGCGCAGTGTTTTATTTGTTGGTCCGTTGTTGAGATTGGTTCTGACCCGGTCATCAACCTTGACCCAACGTGCGCCATCATAACGGAACAAGCGATTGGGTTTGTAGTCCAGGCGTAGCACATAAGCACCTGCTACAGGGTTTGGCGGGAAGTTCACAGCAGGAGTAACTGGCAAGCCATTGGGTGCTGTGCCACCACCAGTGAGGTATCCTGCCGCATAGCCTTCGCCTGAAGGTGTCATGCTCATGCCACCTTGTGTGCCATCCACTGTGAGACTTTCGTCAGCAGTCAAACTGGTAGGATTAGCAGGTCCGCCTGTGGTTGTGGTGGACTCAATGTAGAACGTGGTATTGTCGTAGCCTGACAGCGGTACTTCTGCATCTGCTTGTGCCAGGATAGCATCATTGATTTCGTAATCTTTTTCACGTGTGCCTTGTACATCACTGATGGTGCTTGGTGTGTACTCTTGCCAGAACGTGGTATTGGTAATGTCAGTATCAGCAGGAACATTGCTTTGTGCTTGATAATAAGTGTCACCATAGTTCACAATGCTGCCTGTAGGGTAGAAGTTGCCCGGATCCCAGATGTTTTCTGCCACAAACGGTTTGTTGGTAATAGTATTGAACTCCTGCTGGTCCTTCATTGGTGTGCATTTCACCCGCCACAAGTGAGGCAACCAAGTTACTGAGAATCCTTCACTCGCAAAATCTGCATCTTGTATCACGTAGTATCTGGGCAATGCACGGGGTATTTCTTGACTCAGTGGATGATAGTCTGTTAAGTTGGGAATCTCAATAACATCACCGTTCATGAGCTTGCGCCCAAATGTGTCAATCATGGTGTTGTAGTGAAAGGTCATGAATATGGTGTCGTTGTTCAGGAAAAGGCCAAATTGTGTTAGGTCAAAATCCACGTCCTGTGTGTTGTACACACCGCGCATGACATAAACGTCGGGGTCATAGATTCTATCACGGTTTTCCAGCAACAACAAGTCCTGAATGTTCAACACATCCACATCTGCATAGGTGGGTTGTGTGGCATCAAAGTTGCCACTCAGTGCTGAATCGTTACCACCTGCTTGTGGTCCCATGTAACGATGGATGTAAATATCAAGCCCACCAACAGTGTACATTTCACGTATGGTGCGGTCTAGAAATTGATAGTCTCTGGTGCGATTGGGGCGGAATAGGGATAAGCGTGGCATGGTATATTTATAGTACTTTGGGTTTACCATTGTTGGGGTTGACCAATAATAGCCAAAATGCTATAATATGGACTTAACAACAAAGGAGCCAACAATGAGCGATTTAGTTACAGATTTGCACAGCGAGATGATCAACAGTGTAGCACCAAACTACAGCATCAATTATGAAGCAGAGGCTCTTGCTAGTTTTGACGCCTCGGGTGATGACTTGATGGAAGCACTTGAAACTCGTGCTACGGACTTCATTGCAGAGACAACTGGGGCAGATGTGCGCGAGGACTTGGGCGGACTCACAGTGTTTTTCCGTGGTAGTACTTTGGTTGCATTTTATGATTACGAGCAATTTAAAGGGCATGTGTTTTAACCCTGAGCCCCAAAGGGCTTTTGGGGTTGACCAAAAATTCCATTTGTGTTATAATTACATATAATTTAAGGAGCCCACATGAACGCAACACGAATCGCTGTCAAACCGCTGAACCCTCGCAGTCCAGATACCAAATACACAGGATTAGAACCTGCATGGCGTGTGCAACCCACAGATGATCGCACCAGCCAACTGAGTGCTGCCTTTTCGTGGTACAATTACTTCTACGGCAAAAAAGATGCCCGTGAAATGTTAGTGGCTTATTTGGAAAGCCATGGACGCAAAGCAGATGTTCGTGCATTAAAAGGCGTGCCAGATCCAGCAGTTCGATTGACCACTGCATGGTTGTGCCGCATGAGCATGGTGGGACTGGAACTCACAGACACTGAACAAGTTCGATTGGAAGGCTATATTCAAGAAATATTAACTGCACGTGAACCTGAAGTGGTGGTAGCGGAAGTCGCACCTGTGGTAGCCAAGCCCAATATTCAGGATCGCCTGCGTGAAAAGGTCAGCGAATGCGCTGGTGAACTGGACGGCATGTTTGATGAGTTTGTGACAGCTGGCGCCAAGATGTCAGCAGACTACAAGCCTATCATGGTAATCCGTGGACTAAATGTAGCACCGCAAATGATTTCGGACATTGCCAACTTGTGGAAGCATAAACTTGCTGAGTTCGAAAATGTGATTGAAGGCAAGGATGCACAGTTGGTTGAGGGCTACGGCAACTTCAGCAAAATCCAAATGCGCAATCTTGTGAAGTTTTGCGAAGCAGTGATCAATGATTGCGGTGCGTATGTGCAGATCAAGAAAGTGGAACGCAAACCACGCAAGGTCAAATCAGTGCCACCTGAGAAACGTGCCGCCAAGTTCAAAGTGCTCATGGACTTTGTTGAACTCAAGCTCAAGGGCTTGCCGGCCGCAAGTCTTGTGGACAAGGCAGAAGCCTGGTTGTATGACACCAAAAAACGCAAGTTAATTCACCTGGTGGCTGACAGTCACACACAAGCATTCACTGTGAAAAGCAACAGCATCATTGGCTTCAGTACCATTGAGACCATGCAAAAAACTGTGCGCAAGCCAGCAGATGTGGTGAAGGCAGTGCAAGCCGCAGGCAAGCCGGCAGCACGTAAAATCTACAAGGATCTCACAACAACAGAAACTCCGTTCAACGGGCGCGGCACAGAGAACTTGGTCATACTCAAGGCCTGGTAAGTAATGAATGCATGCGATCCCCAACAAAGTAGATTTTTACATTACCAATGTATGTAATTTAACCTGTCAAAATTGTAATAGATTTAACAATTTTGATTTCAAAGGCTGGCAACGTTGGAGCGATTATAAAGACCAATACGAGCAGTGGGGAAGGTTAGTCGACCTTAAAGCAGTCACTATTATGGGTGGGGAGCCTTTTTTAAACCCCACCCTGATAGATTGGGTGCAAGGCATCAATCGCATATTTGGAATAGAAGTACAAATACTAACCAACGGCACTCGTTTTAGACACGCACCTGACCTTTACAATGCGTTGTGTTTTAAACATGACACTCGTCCACACAATCACATCGGTGTGAGTTTGCACAACCCTGACCAATTTGAAAAATTAAAAGAAGACATATTGTTTTTTCTCAAAAGTCCAGTGCAGATATACCCCAATGGACACAAAAAAAATCTCTGGAATTCTGATTATTTCTTTATTGACTGCAATAATATATTTGTAAATGTGTACAATGTTGACACATTTCATTCGTCGGCTATAAATCATTCCTTAAATTTCCACACACAAACACAAAAAGTTTTTTCATTGCACAACAGTGATCCTTTTTTTGCACATCAAAACTGTGCATTTGCAACATTCAAAAGTTATCATTTTATTCGAGGCAAGTTGTACAAATGTGCGCCGGTGGCACTGATGCCCGAGTTCGATCAGCAACACAAGTTAAACATATCTGATTCAGACAGAACGTTGCTGAACTCTTATCAACCATTGAGTGTGGATAATTTTGAAACTTACAACCAAGAGTTTTTCTCTCAATTGGATAACCCCATTGCACAATGCAAATTTTGTCCTGAGAAATACACGTTTCAAAAAATATTTCCAGTGACCAAAGGAGCGAGTTGATGTTTGATGATGTGTTTTATCAAACTCACTTGGGAGAAATATTTCAGCAGAGTCATTGCATGTATCACGAACATGCAATGGTTCATCTGTTGTCAAGCATGTTGATGAACATGGGCTATCAAAAAATAGTCAACAGTGCTAGAGGATGGCAGCGGGGCTCTCAAAAAGTGATTGTGTGCTTGGCCGATGATTTTGGAGTCAACAGAGATGACTGGAGCCTGCCGCCTGAAAAATGGTTTGACACAGATACCATAATTGTCACTGACAACCACATGCCCTTTGCTACCAATTATCAGATACTAAAGTTGCCATCAAGTTATTTTGGAGTATTTAATTATGTGCCCAAAGATCAACATTGGAAACCAAGCAAGCGATTTAATTTTTCAGTCAACCGATTAGACAGTCAGCGACAACTAATTCTGCTGGAATTGACAAAGCAATCAGGCGGAATTGATCAAGTGATACAATTAGATCATGTGAATTTCAATGCACGAGCACAGGGCAACGAGCATACCGCCGAAGATGCTCGTGGCAGTTTTGCACAGTGTTGGACACAGTTAAATCAATTGCACGGCACTGAACATACTGTCTGGTTTGACCAGGCCCTGCCGTATATACCCGTTAGAAATCACGGATTTACAGTTGAACAAGCACAAGTTGGCGCATATCTCAATTTGGTAATTGAGACTTATGCTGGCGATGCTAGTATAGCATTAAGCGAAAAGATATTCAGAGCACTGGTAACACCATCACCTTGGGCCGTGTTTTCGGCAAAACATGCAGTAAATTATTTAACGACACTGGGATTTGATGTGTTAGATGATGTTGTAGATCACAGTTATGACAGTTTGACACAAAGCAATACCATGTACGGTCATGGAAAAATTTCTGAATTTATCAAACTCAACATACAAAATTATCATAACATAAAAAACTTGGACCAAAACAAATTGGATCAAAGATGCCAAACAGCAGCCGCGCACAATCAACAACTGCTGGCAAAAATGCAACGTGAATGGCCTGGAGATTTTGCTCAATGGTTGCCTGAAGCGATATCAAAACTTCAATAAATACAGGAACCGGAGTTCCAGATGCCAGAACAGCAACAACAATCCCTGCCTACACTGAAGCAAAACTTGATCGAATATGTCAAGCTTCAACTGGGCGGTGATATTATTGATCTAGAATTAGACCCTGCACACTACGAAGCAGCTTATCAAAAAACCATAGGCACCTACCGCCAACGAGCCAACAACGCTTACGAAGAAAGTTACAGTTTTATGCAGTTGGTAGCAGATGTCAACATCTACGAATTACCCCAGGAAGTTGTGAGTGTGCGGCAAATCTTCCGCAGAACGTTTGGAGACAGCTCAGGACCGTTTGCGTCAAACTTTGATCCGTTTGCACAGGCATCAATCAACGTGTACCTAATGAACTTCAATGTGGCAGGTGGACTGGCCACATACGATTTCTACAGTCAGTACATTGAACTGGCTGGACGCATGTTTGGCGCCTACATGAACTACACTTGGAATCCGGTAACCAAAAAACTGCAACTGATCCGAGATCCCAAAGGATCAGGCGAAACTGTGTTGCTGTGGAGTTATAACCTGAAGCCTGAATTCAACTTGCTGAATGACTTCCAAATACAGCAGTGGATCAAAGACTACATGGTGGCCAACTGCAAAATGATCATTGGCGAAGCACGTGAGAAATTTGGCACTATAGCCGGACCACAAGGCGGCGGCAGCCTGAACGGTGCCGCAATGAAATCAGAAGCCAAAGTGGAAATGGATCTGCTGATCAATCAATTGGTAATGTATGTGGACGGTTCGCAACCTCTTACATTTGTTATTGGCTAAACTGCATACACTTTTTTCTAAAATCCTGCTATAATCAAGCATGGACTTAATGATCGACATTGAAGGTTTGGCCACAGGCCCTGAAGCAACAATCTTAACCATTGCGGCTCAGGCGTTTGATCCTCTTGGCATGGGCTACTACCAGCAACAGTATTATGCTCGTGTAGACCTTGAAAGCCAAGAGACACGTACTATTGAACAAGGCACCATAAATTGGTGGGCCACCCAAGGTGCCGCGCAGGACGAAGCCTTTGCAGAAGATGGACGCATACCCTTGGACCAAGCACTGGATGAACTTCATCGGTTGTGCTGGAAATGCAATCGTATCTGGATGAACGGTCCCACATACGATGCCAACATCCTGGAGCATGCCTACAAGAGTTACAGCAAGCCCCTACCCTGGCAATATTACAAGATCCGTGATGCAAGAACGGTATATAGTTTGTACCCAGGGTTGCCTAAACCAGTGACCAGCCATCATGCGCTGGAAGACTGTCGCAGACAAATTGACATGTTGCAAGCAACCTTGACTCATTTAAATATCAAGGAACTGGCATGATCATTGGCGTTTGTGGATTTATTGGCTCGGGCAAAGATACTGTTGCGGACTATCTTGTGAATCTACATCACTTTCGTAGAGAAAGTTTTGCCAACACACTGAAAGATGCTGTGAGCGCAGTGTTTGGCTGGGATCGAACCATGTTGGAAGGGCGCACCAAACAAGCTCGTGAATGGCGCGAACAACAAGACAATTGGTGGACCAATCGATTAGGTATAGTAATTACTCCTCGTTGGGTTTTGCAAAACTGGGGTACTGAAGTATGCCGCAACGGATTTCACGATGATATCTGGATTGCCAGCCTAGAAAACAAACTGCGCAACAGCACAGATGATGTTGTGATTAGTGATTGCAGATTCCCCAACGAAATTGCTGCCATCAAACACTCAGGCGGCCTGGTGGTGCGTGTGGTGCGTGGTCCCGAACCTGAGTGGTATGATGCGGCTGTGAGCCGTAACCGTGGGCCCGACGGCAACTCAACCTGGGCTCTGAGTGGGCGTAAACTAGAGCAACTGGGTGTGCATGACTCAGAAACTGCCTGGGTGGGCACTAAATTTGACGTGGTGCTGGACAACAACGGCAAACTGGATGATCTATACCAGCAAGTTATGCGTCTGGTTCAAGATCACCCGCCCGCCAAGTAACTTCGGTCCGGGCTATTTCTTCCACACAGTTACGACAAACTGTTCGTAGATTTCTCACTGTGACATTGTTAAGATCACCGTCAATGTGATACACCAATAGTTGACTAGTAAGCCTTGCTCTAAACCCGCATCTATCACATGCGGGTTTTTTCTTGTATCCCGAAGATTTCCACCGAGGTTCTCTAGGCTTGATTGCTCGACCCCTGCGTTGGCAAGTCTCACAACGACTACGGTAATGTGTGGCATCTTCCCGGATATAATTTACAGCACAAGGGCGCTGATTGCAGGCTCGACATATGGGTCTCATCAGGTATTTAGTAGATGGACCTTTGGCAAAGGGCAGTGTAAACTGGGTTTTTTTGGGTATACCAATAAATATCAATAACTTGAAAAGGAATCAACCATGGCACTAGTATCACCAGGCGTAGAAGTAACAGTAATTGACGAGAGTCAATATATCCCTTCCGCTGTAAACACAGTCCCTTACTTTCTAATAGCAACAGCACAAAACAAGGCTGATGCTGCTGGAGTCGGAGTTGCAGCCGGTACAACCGCTGCCAACGCAAACAAAACTTATCTTATTACCAGTCAACGAGACCTGGCAGCAACATTCGGGGTGCCATTCTTTTACAACACCACAACAGGTACTCCTATCAATGGTTACGAACTCAACGAGTATGGATTGTTGGCAGCATACTCAGCCCTGGGTGTCACAAACCGTGCGTATGTTCAGCGTGTGGACATTGACCTAACTGAACTCACAGCAAGTCTGAGTCGTCCCACAGGCAATCCCAACAACGGCACATACTGGTTAGACACCAGCACCAGTCTCTGGGGAATATTTGAATGGGATCAAACAGCCGCAACATTTACCAATCAAGTGCCCATTGTGATCACAGACACCGCAGATGTGGTTGACTATGCTGGCGGCGATTACACACCCATCAGCACACTTGGCAGCATTGGCGATTATGCTGTGAGCGCAGTAAGTCTCAACAATCAGAATTATTATAAAAACTCAAGCAATACCTGGGTATTGCTGGGAACTGACGCATGGAAAGCATCATGGGCTACCTTGCAAGGCACAAACTCAGTGGCTGGCAACGGACTAACTGTTGGCTCTAACATGTACATCAACGGTACATTGGCCACAGTCAGCGCAACTAACACGGTGGCAGGATTTGTTGCGGTAATCAATGCATTAGCTATTCCCGGTGTCACTGCCACAGCAGTCAGCAACAAATTAACATTGTTTGCAACCAGCACCGCAACCAATGATGGATCCACAGACAACGGTGGTGTTATCAGTATTCAAACTGGTACCATTGGTGGTGCTGCCCTGTTGACCACATTGGGTATTGCAGCCATTGAATACCGTGCTCCGAGTTATTTCCCAGGTTACAGTTATCAAGCACCACGTTGGAGAACCACAGACACAGCGCCTGCTCCAACAGGTTCTATCTGGCAAAACATCAGCACTGCCAGTGCTGGCATGAGTTTGAAACTAAAACAATACAGTGCCGCATTGGATACTTTTGTTGCACAAAGCAGTCCTGTATATTCATATGATGGTGCAGCAAACAACGGACTTGATCCCACAGGCGGCGGCAAAAACATTCCAGTTGGCAGCACTTATGTACAATATGATTCACAATTATACAACACAACTCCTAATAGCAATGCTACTTTCCTATTGTTAGAAAGAGTTGCATTAGGGGCAACAGTGGTAACTGGAGATACTACCCCAGGCAGTAACGGTGATGCGTTGTTTATTGTGAGTAATCAATTCCAGGTCTATACAACCGAACCAGGCGCAATTCCTACTTCAGGGCCATTCACTATAACTTTGAGTGGAACAAGTATTTCTTCATTCATCACCAATGTCAGTGCTGCCAACATTCCTTATGTCAGCGCCAGCGTCAACAGTGCCGGAAACATTGTGTTCACACACAGCGCGGGTGGTGCAATATTTTTAGATAATATCACTGGCACGCCAGTTACCACTGCTGGATTTACTACCGCAACACCAAAAGTTCGTCAAGATCAAACAGCAGGCATACTGTGCTTGAGTAACTGGGTTACTGCTGATTTATTCACTTACACTGCAAGCGATGTTGCACCAGACCAGAATCCAGCTGATGGACGTTTGTGGTACTACAGTTCAGTCAGTGACGTGGACATCATGATCCAGGACAACGGCACATGGCAAGGTTATCAAAATGTCACCAATGACACACGTGGCTTTGATCTTACATTGACCAATGCGTCAGGACCTATTGTTGCTGCCTCCGAGCCACTGACTCAAAACGATGCAGCAGAAAGTCCATTGCAATACGGCGACCTATGGATTGACAGCAGCGATCTTGAAGCCTACCCCAAACTGTATCGTTGGGAACAGGTCAGCGGTACAGATCAATGGGTCGCAGTAGACACCACAGACCAGGTCACACAAAATGGTATCCTGTTTGCAGATGCACGTTGGGCACCCAATGGCACCACAGATCCTGTGGCAGACGCTTTTCCAACAATTGAAAGTTTGTTGATCAGTGATTACCTGGACTTGGACGCACCTGATCCTGCACTGTACCCC